AAAAAATGGTACAACGCCGAACCTTATATCAAATCCCGTCAGCCTTTTGGGATGAGTACAACTCCATTACCCTTGACATCTATTATATGTCAAAAGGAAGTGCAGAAGCCATTAGGTATAAGATTGAGGATTTTGAGTACAAGTACAGCCAAACTGTTGACCAAATGGTGTACAACGATAAAATGGCAGAGATACTTAGGTGCTATAAAATGAAGCAAGAATTTTTAAACAATAAAACAAAGCAAAATGGGACTAACTAACAGTCAAGGAGGATCAAAAGTGTTTTTAAGCATTAGTAACGGGAAACTCGTGAGGAGTTTCAAAGAAAAGACAGATGGTGCGGTGTCTCGCATCAACAAGGCAGGTCGTGAAGTCTATGAGATGTTCTATGACTCGCTTGAGGGAACAATCACAGGAGTCGGCACAAAGGAGTCAGATTATGGCAAGTTCTTGGTAGTTCAAGTTGAGTCAAATGGTGTGAACTATCAGCTTGAGATGAACTTCTCATCTGGTTATAGTGCATCTTTCCTAAAGACAATTCCAAATGTCAACCTTTCAACGAGGGTAGCAATTACACCCAAGTTGACCATCGAGGGCGATAAAAAGAAAAGTGTATGCTTTTTGAATCAAGGTGGTCAAGGTCTCAAGTGGGCATTCACTCGTGAGAATCCAAATGGTATGCCTGATCTGGTCAAGATCAAGGTAAAAGGCAAGGACACTTGGGATGACTCAGATAGGATGGAGTTCCTTGAGAATAATGCCAAAAGCCTATTCGGTGCAAAGGCTGAAGAATCGGATGAAGTACCATTTTAGTTAATTGACAAGGTTGGCGTAATCGGGAATGAATACCGACTTGGGTAGCGTAGTTGCGGTGATAGTATCACTTAATAATGCAACTGGATATGGGTTCGAATCCCATACCTTGTCCTCACTTTTAAACAAACACTATATGCAAAATTTCAACATTGACATCAACAAAGGCAGGATTGAGTTCGTGGACAATCGGTTCTATGCAACAGAAAATGGCAATTATGTCCCATCAGTTACCACAATTTTAGAGGCATACCCAAAGGATGCAGCGTTCTTTAAATGGCTCAAAGATGTGGGCCAAGATGCTGACACCATTCGTGATGAGGCAGGGCGTAGAGGGTCGCTTGTACATGAGCTGACTGAGCAGTACGACCAACACCAAGAGGTGACATTTGTCAACCAATACGGAAAGCCGAAGTACAAGATGATTGAGTGGGCAATGTTCGAGAGGTATGTTGACTTCTGCAATACCCAGACTCCAAAGATGCGAATGATGGAGATGCATTTCTCATCAGATGTGCTTGGTTTTGCCGGCACAGTTGACAGAGTTCTTGAGATAAATGGCAAAGAGTACCTCGTTGATATAAAGACATCCAACAATATCCACGAGTCTTATTGGTTGCAACTCGCAGCCTATAATGAGTTGCTGAAGGAATATGATTACAATGTTGAAGGATTGGCTATATTGTGGTTAAATGCAAAGACAAGGACAGCCGGAAAGGGAGGAGCAATACAAGGCATTGGTTGGCAATTGCTCACCAGAACACTTGAGGACTCAGCAAAGGATTGGGATACCTTCCAAACAACATTTAAACTTTGGAAGTCAATCAATGAGGATATAAAGCCAAAGCGCACATCTTACCAAATAACACATCAGAAAAATGAAGGATAAAATTGTAGAGCAAGTGGTGAACAAGTTCAACGAAAGGTCGCAACGAGGCATCACAAAGTATGGATCAACCTTAGAAAGAAATGACCTTGATGTGGTTGATTGGATGAACCATTTGCAAGAGGAACTTATGGATGCCATCCTTTATTTAGAACGAATGAAAAAAGACATCAATGGGTAGTAGCGTTGTATCATGTATCCATCATTTAAAGTTAGCTGATGAGTATGCAAAGGACTTTGTTCGCTCAGCACCAGGCACTCGTGGGGCCACAATATTTGCCAATTATTCGTTAAAGCTAAATTGGATACTTAGAGATGTTGTAACTTACCCTCACTTTGATAATGAGGTGAGAGAAGGGATGAGAAAGGAAATTGCAAGTGATGCATTTTCCTACGACTCACTGACTGAGAAGTTGGCACTACTTAACCCTGACCAACGTGAGGAACTTGATGGACTGCTTACTGATATTCTTAAAGGCAAGACAATTGAAATAACTATAAAATGACACCTTACGAACTCTGGCAACTTGAAACTTATGGCAACTATTACCAAGAAGATGAAACGCAACATGACGCCGAGTTGGATTAAATGCCGATGCTGCAAATCTTTATATACAATAACTTTAAAAAAACAATCACTATGTCCGAATTGCAATTGCCTAAATGGGGTGACCTCAACATCAACGAAAGGCACAAACTCTTAGGAGAACTTATTGATGCCATGATCTATCATGGAGAAGCCGTTGAGTATCTACAAGCAACAGTAGAGAAGTTTAGAATGTTAGGCTATGTTAAGTCTATTATATTACCAGAAAATATTGAACTATGCAATCAGCAGTAAAAGCATTAATGGATGACTTGGTGCAAAATGGCACTCGTATTGACTTTGCGAAGTATTTAAAAATGGAAATGCAACAAATCCAAGATGCCGTCATCTACGGACTTGATGAGGATGCTCACACAGGAGATTGGAAAATAAGTGTTGCACAAAACTACTACAATGAAAAGCACCTTGGAATTAAGGGACTACCAGGAGGAGATAAGTGATAAGGCAGTTAGTCTATTAAATAAGTATAGAATTGCTTATCTGGCAATGCAAGTTAGAACCGGCAAGACTCTTACTGCAATGGCAACCGCCCATAAGTTTGGTGCTAAGTCAGTCCTATTTGTTACAAAGAAGAAAGCAATTAGTGATATTGTCAACCAATTTAGTGGGAGTAGGATTGAGATGGGGATTTATGTCACCAACTATGAGCAACTGGGTAATGTGAATGAGTCATTTGATCTTATCATTATTGATGAGGCGCATAGCTTGGCTGCTTACCCTATCCCATCTGGTCGCGCAAAGGAATTGAAACGCATTTGCTTTGGAAAGCCTATCATTTACCTTAGTGGTACACCCAACCCTGAGTCGTTTTCTCAACTTTACCATCAGTTCTGGGTAAGCAGTTACTCGCCATTTGACCACTATCAGAACTTCTACAAATGGGCGCAACAATTTGTGAACGTAAAGAAGATGAAAATAAATGGGCAGTCATTTAACAACTATGATCAGGCTGATAAGAAGATGGTAATGGATTGCTGCGGTCATCTGTTCCTCACGTTCACCCAAGAGCAAGCAGGCTTCGAGTCACTCGTAAATGAACACATCCATCACGTTGATATGCTTGACTCAACCTATACGCTTGCAAATAGGCTTAGGATTGATAAGTTGGTGCGCAACAAAGAAGGGCAAGTTATTCTTGGGGATACGGCTGTCAAGTTGTTGCAAAAATTGCACCAAGTGTATAGTGGAACTGTGATTGTTGATGAACCAGAAAGGATGGCGAAGGTGGTGGATTATAGCAAGGTTGAATACATTAAAGAAAAGTTTAATGGGTTAAAGATTGCCATATATTATAAGTTCATCGCTGAAGAAATGGCAATTCGGTATGTTTTTGGCTCAGAAAACTTGACAAATGAGGCAACTCTGTTCAATGAGTCAACCAATTTGGTGTTCATCTCTCAGATTCAGAGTGGTCGCGAAGGGGTCAATATTTCAACTGCTGATGCGCTTGTGTTCCTAAATATTGACTTCTCGGCCGTATCGTACTGGCAAGCACGAGCAAGAATCCAAACGAAAGATCGGGTAAAAGATGCAAATATTCATTGGATTTTCGCCAAAGGTGGGATTGAGGACAAAATATATAATGCTGTGATGAACAAGAAAGACTACACAACTTATCACTTTAAAAAGGATTTCAATATATGAAAACATTCTTTTATATCCTAACGATAATTTATTTTTTCCTTGTATCAATTCCCGTATTTATCATTATTTTTATCCTCACTCACACATTTTATACACTTAAAAACGCAACATTATGTATCAAAAAAAGACTCATAGCATTTCGGAGTACATCAAGGGCAATTTAGATAGGAAAAACGTAAGATGGCTACTAAAAGATGGCGAGTGGATGTTTGAAATCCATCCTAAGATTTGGGGGTCAGAGGAGATGTTTGACTTGTATTACCCATCTTATGAGTACGTTAAGTTTAATGACAAAGGAAGCAATCCTGATAAAACTAAGATAAAATGAAAGAATCAACACTTCAGACAAAAATAGTTAAGCGACTTAAAGAGCATGGGTGGTTTGTGACAAAGCTGATCAGCACATCAACTCCTGGCATCTGCGACTTGATGGCGATACGCAAAGGCACAGTTATAATGCTTGAGGTTAAGACTGACAAGGGAGTTGTGTCTGAACTGCAACAGTACATGATTGACAAGTTGAACAATATGGGCATATTTGCTCGTGTTGTTAGGGATGTCGCTGATGTGGATGTTTTTTGCTATAAACTACAATAAAATTACAATGGAAACAATAACACAAAAAATCAAAGCACTAAATTCTTATGATCCTAAATATGATGAATTAATTAATTTATTAGTTCAACATGAGTTTGAATTGTTATGTTATGTATATGACTTAGGTAAAATGAATGGTCAAAAAAGTAAAATGATTAACTCAAAACAAATTATTACAAAAACATTTTATGAAATATAAACCATACTACTTAGATGAAGTATATGTTGCTTCATCACAAAATTTATTTAATGTTGTTAGTTTATTCGCAGGTGGTGGTGGATCATCAACAGGTTATAGATTAGCAGGAGGAAATGTCTTAGCTATTAATGAATTTATTGATGCTGCTCAAGATGCTTACGAAAGAAACTATCCACGCACACACATATTTAGACAAGATATTCGCAAATTGACTGGGGATATAATCCTTAAACAAATAAATAAAAAAGTTGGTGAACTTGATATTTTAGATGGTTCACCTCCTTGTGCATCATTCTCAACTGCCGGTCTTAGAGAAAAAGCATGGGGTAAAGAAAAAAAGTATAGTGACAAAGTGCAAAGAGTTGATGACCTATTTTTTGAATATGCAAGGATTATAAAAGAGGTTCAACCAAAGGTTTTTATAGCAGAAAATGTAAAAGGTCTTACCCTTGGTGTAGCAAATAATTTACTTGGCAATGGTCAAATGTCAATGTTTGAGAAAGAAACTGATACTATATATGACACTTTAGTAAATTGTGGTTATAATGTACGTTTTAAAGTATTAAACGCAGCAAATTATGGTGTGCCACAAAATCGTGAAAGAGTTATTTTTATTGGTGTAAGAAATGATATAAAAGCAGTTATATCTTACCCTAAAAAATTTGATTATGTTTTTAGTGCTTATGATGTTTGTCATGACATATATCATACACAAAAACAAATTGATGAAGCAACTCATAAAGAAGGAATAGTAAAATCATATGTTGTACAAATGAAAGAAGGTGAAAGTGGTGATAAATATGCACCAAGTGGATATTTTGGTTTACAAAGAATAAATCGCCACAAACCATCACCAACTATATGTCAAAGACAAGGCAATAAAGGTGCTTGTTTGTTACATTGGGAAGAAGATCGTGAATTGACTGTTAGAGAATTAATTAGGTTAATGAGCTTCCCAGATGATTATTATTTAGGTGAAAAATATAGTCAAAGATGCGAGAGATTAGGTAGAGCAGTACCTCCACTATTAATGAAAAGTGTAGCTTCTCATGTTTACGAAACTATTTTGAAGCCTTATAATGAATCTAAATTATGAACTACTTACAACTTGGCATCAATACTATTGCTGTAAACGAAAATAAGCAGGCTATTTTCCCTTGGAAGGTATACCAAGAGGAAATGATAAAGGAGGAGGAATTAAGCCGTCAAATGGCAGATAATAGGGCAAAAGGGGTTGCCATTATTTGTGGGGCGGTGAGTGGCAATCTTGAGGTGATTGACATAGACACTAAATATGAGACCTATGACCTATGGGATGCCATACAAAGTGCGATTCCGCAAGAATTGTATAGCAAACTACACATCGTAAAAACAAGAAGCAATGGCAAACACCTCATCTATCAATGCGAGGCGATTGAAAAGAATCAGAAACTTGCACAACGACTACCGACATTGGAAGAAAGTAAAAATAACCCTTCCATCAAATCTTATTGCATTATTGAGACAAGGGGAGAAGGTGGATATGTTGTTGCACCGCCTACTGATGGTTATGAGGTCGAACAAGAAGGGATAAATGTTATATCGTTAGATGAACGAGAGGTATTGTTTGAGATAATGCGCTCATTCAATGAAATATATGAGGAAGTAATTATTGAAGCGCACCAAAGGCCGTCAACCAAGGATTATGGGGTATCGCCGTTTGATGACTACAATAGGAGAGGAGATGTGGTTGAGTTGATGGGTAGGCATGGTTGGAGGGTTGTTAAGGAGAATAGTGAGAGGATTTACTTTCTGCGACCTGGCTCAGAGGCAGAGCATAGTGGATCATGGAACAAGGGGTTGGGGTTGTTTAGCGTATTTAGCGTCAACACACCTTTTACTGTTCAAAAAGGATATAAACTTGCTGCTGTGTTTGCGATTTTGGAGTGTGATGGTGATTTTAAGATGGCAGCGCGTAAGTTGCTTGACAAAGGATTCGGTGAAAAAAAAACATCCTTCGGTGATAAAGTTGAAAGAGAGTTGTTTTCCAAGAAGAATGATGGGGCAAGTAAGGATGACCTTGTTACGATTTTGGTAAAAAAGCATAACAAATCGCTTGATGATGCTAAGGTAATGGTTGATGAACTGGATGCAAGGTGGGGAGATGAGATTTGCACGTTCTGGGATGTTGATGATAAGGGAAAGGCAAGTGTTAATCGGTACAAATTGCAAGTATTTTTGACTACAATTGGTGGTTTTAGGCTATACTTCTATGATTCGGGGTCAACCATTTACAGGCTTGTTAGGGTAAAAGATGGATTTGTAGAGGAAGCATCGACAGAGCAGATTAAGAGGTTTATCAAGGATTATGTGGATAAATTACCTGACTCGTTTGATGGTGGGGTCACACCTCAAGACTTACTTGAGTTGATATACAAAGGGGCGACTGTGTTGTTCTCGGATGCGTTTTTTGAGTTTTTTGAACGTGCTGATCTTAGCTTTTTGAAGGATACCAAGAATGAAGGGTTTTTTCCCTTTAAGAATGGGGTTGTGGTTGTTGGAAAAGACAGAATTGAGCTGAAAAGCTATGGTGAACTTGGCAAAGTAGTGTGGAAATCACAAGTTATTGACCATTTTATTGTGATTGATGGGGATATTGAGTTAGAAAAGATAGAGTATTTTAGGTTTATTGAGAAGATTAGCGACTCAGACAAGGATAGGTACATCTATGCTTTGGGGTTAATTGGGTATCTTTTGCACAATTATAAAGACCCATCAAGGCCGTTCTCGGTGATTTTAGCAGAGGAGACTGAGAAGGAAGCCAATGGAGGTGGTACTGGAAAGGGAATTTTTGTGAAGGCATTGGGTTACCTTTTAAATATTGTTCGCGTTGATGGTAAGAACTTTAAGTTTGACAAGTCATTTGCGTTTCAAAGGGTTGACCTTGATACAAGAATTTTGGCAATTGAGGATACGCGAAGGAACGTAGATTTTGAGGGTTTTTACTCGATTATAACTGAAGGGATCACAGTAGAGAAGAAGAACAAGGATGAGTTGTTTATACCCTATTCTGACTCACCGAAGGTTATGTTCACAACGAACTACACCATACCTAACTCTGGCAACCACGCGAAAAGGAGGCAGAAGGTATTGGAATTTAGCGGATTTTTTGGGCCGAAGCGTACACCAGAGGATGAGTTCGGACATAAATTGTTTGACGATTGGGACAAAGATGAGTGGAATCGGTTTTATAATTTAATGTTTGACTGTGTTCAGGGATACCTTGAGTTTGGGGTTTTAGAAGTGGCATCGTCTGAGAAAATAAAAAGGAAGCAGATCAGAGTCCAGTTCGGAGAGGAGTTTTTGGAGTATTTTTTAGGGTTTTTGGAGGAGGAAGTTGGGTGGATAAAGTTAGAGCAATTATATAATGATTTTATGACAATGTCGGGTTTTGATAAGAAGGATTATAGCGTGAAAAGGTTCACCAAAGGAATTGAAGAATCGTGTACCATTTTAAATATCGCGTACCTAAATAAGCGAGAAAAAAGTGCTGGAGGAAAAAAGATGTATAATTTTAATAAATTAAAAATTACACATGATGATTTATTTTAATATGACATATAAATTGGGTACG